GCGCCATCGTCGATGACGCCCAACGCGGTTGGACGCCCGTGCCAGCCGACCGGCACCCCGGCAAGGTGATGCCGATAGGCTACGACGGCCCCATCATTCAGGACGGGCAGATGCTGATGGAGCGCGACGAGCGCCTCACCGCTCTGTCGCGGGCATACGAGAAGAAGGCAGCCAACGAGCAGCTCAACATCAGCCGGAGCATGACGGGCCTGATGCGCAACGCGGTCCCCAACGTCGATGCCCTGTTCGATCAGGCGGACCCGAATGCGCGGGCCGGCTCGTTCGTGCGCACAGAGCGCATCCCCATGGGAGAGCCATCCAAGAACTACACGTATACGTTAGATAATGAATGACCAGCGTCAGGCGTGACGTGTAAGCGTGAGGGGTGTGGAGAGACGCCCCTCGTCCTGACACGTCACTGGAAAAGGCAGAGAGGACGACTGCTATGACCCCATCCGAATTCAAGTCGTGGTTCGAAGGCTATACTGAAGCCCTCGAAGAGCGCCCAAGCAAAGCGCAATGGGAGCGCATCAAGGCACGTGTAGCCGAGATCGATGGCAAGCCGATCACACAGACAATCTACATGGATCGATATGTTCCCGCGCCGTGGCGCCCCTACTGGCCATATCCGGTTTACAACTATGCTGCCTCCTCCACCGCTATTTCTATTCCGTTACAGGCCACTACTAGCGGCACTCACACTCACATCCTCACGGCTGGAGGGGGCGCGACAACGCAGACATTCGATTCGCATCAGGCTATGCACGCGTTGGGCGTGGCCGAAGCCAACGAGGTTTCGTGACACTCAAGGACATCCTGGGCCTCGACAGGCTCACCGCCATCGTTGATGTCGGGGCCGGCGTCCTCGACGAGAAGCCCCCCTACCAGCGCATGCTGGAGGAGGGGCTTTGCACCGTCGTCGGGTTCGATCCCATCATCGATGGGCTCAAACCCTTGATCGATGGGAAGGGGCCGAACGAGCGCTATCTTGATTGCGCCATCGGCTCCAATAGTGAGGAATGGCAGCTCCTCTATCTGACGCAGCACAGAGGGATGGTGTCGTTCCTGGAGCCCGACCCGTCTCGCGCCAATCTCTTTAGCGGCTTCAACGTGTGGACCGAGGTCAAGCACATCAAGCCGCTGAAGACCAGGCGGCTCGATGAGATTGAGGAGATAGAGCATATCGACTTCCTCAAGATCGATGCCCAGGGCTATGAGCTTGAGATCCTGAATTCGGCTGGCGTCAAACTCCAGGAGGCGGTCGCCATCCAGGCCGAGGCGGCCTTCTTTCCCATCTATAAGAAGCAGCCCACATTCGCCGACCTGGATCACCAACTGCGCGGGCTCGGGTTCATTCCCCACTGTTTCGCCGGAGGCAATATCATGCCCCTGGCCACCATGGCATCCATCCCACGCTGCGATCCGCACCAGATCGTGGACGCCGACGTCCTCTATATGCGCGACTTTGCGCGGCCCATGGAGAACGACCAGTGGAAGCACATGGCGATGGTGGCGCACCACATCGCCGGCTCCTATGACCTGGCCATGATGGCGGTGATGTATCTGGAGCGTCAGGGCGTGCTCCCGCCGGACGCTGCCGGCCAGTATCGAGCCATCCTTGAGACCAGGATTGAATGAGCGCGCCAGAGGGCAAGTTCAGAGGCCACGTGCTCATGATGGGCATTCGCTACAATGCCTGCACGCACGATGCCGTCCACGATGCTCTGGAGCAGGCCTGCTTCGAACTGACGCAGAACGGCTACTTGGTGACGCCCGGCAAGCAGCGCGGCACGGCCGACGTCGAGGACAACCGCAATACGGCTCTGACTCTGTTCCATGTGCGCAAGGACTTTACGCATATGGTCATGTACGATCAGGACGTATCGTGGGAGCCAGGCACCATCATTCGCCTCATCATGCACCCTGTCGACCTCGTGGTCGGCGTCTATCCCAAGCGCGCCGAGGGCCAGGGTTGGCCTCTCAAGACGTTCCCCGAGCCGATGCAGTGCATGAACCCTCAGAGCGGCAAGCCGCATCCAAACGGCCTCATCAAGATTGCTGGCGGCCCCGGCGGCCTCATGCGGTTCAACCGCTCGGCCATCGACAAGCTCATCGAACACCGCCGGGATCATTGGTACGCCTCAAAATTGATCCCCGGCGGCAAGTGCTGGTCGCTTTTCGAGTTCGACGTGATCGACCACGAGCGCGTTTCTGAGGACATGAACTTTTGCCGCATGTGGCGCGATATGGGCGAAGACGTATGGTGCGATCCGCACCTCATGTTGCATCATCATGGCGACAAGGCGTACTCAGGTCAGGTAATCGACCATTTGAAGCAGATCGGCAGGGTCATCGATCCTGCCAAGATGGCGAAGGTTAGTTTGGATGCAGGGTCTCTCTAAACGTTATATCGAGATAGATGGCATAGGACCGTGGCTTTGGGCGGCGCGAACCCATAGAAAATTTATTTTGCGCACCCCCTTGCTTTATTCCGATCTACACCTCCTAATATCACTCGTAACTGGAGTGGGCGGAATGATCCGAGGGAAACCCCCTCGGTGAGACGAAGGTGAGGCCGAGATCAGCCTCAGCCAACCAGCAAGAACCCTGGCGCCCCTAGTTCCCTGCTCGCCGTAGACGGCGGAGTAAAACCAGCACTAGCTGCTGGGCAAGAAGCAGGGTCAGCAACCGCACCAAACGACGACCTCGTTTGACTGCACGTCATCATGACGGCGCTGACCCATGACCCATGCCAGCATTGGTCAGTCAGTGCCAGAGCCAAGGCACTGACGCAACATGGCCAACACCAACAGCCCCTTCGGCCTGCGATTCATCGGCTACAAGGGGTTCCCGCCGACGAATAGCGCTCTGCGCGAGCGCCGCAACGGCATTCTTTCCACCAACACGACCGCGATCTATACGGGCGACCTGATCAAGGTGTCGGCCGACGGCTACCTCTATCAGTGGACCTCGGGATCGACCGCCACCAGGAGCTTGGCGGGCATATTCCGTGGCTGCCGCTACGCTTCCTCCTCGCAGCAGACGGTCGTGCCGCAAAAGTACTGGCCCGGCTCAGATGCCTCCAGCGGCACCGTGCTGTGCCAATACATTGATACGCAAGGCGGCCCGTCCCCGCTGTTCGTGATCCAGTCAGATGCGACCGGCGTGTCTGCGGCCGATATCGGCGCCAACTTCGACGTCGTGGTCGGCACCGGCTCGACTACCACGGGCTTCTCGGGATCGTATCTCGATACGACCTCGATCACCACCGCGACGATTGCGCCCCTGCAGCTGGTTGAACTTTGGGTCAACTGGTCGATGGGCAACTCGCCGGAGGGTGCCGGCTCGTCTTCGAGCTTGGCCCCCGGGACAGCTGCGGGCGCCTACAACTGGGCAGTCGTGGCGGTCAACAACGTCGGCCTTGGTGGCACCGTCTAATAATCGGCTGAACTCCTAACAGAGGACGGCCGGATAGGCCGCGCACTAACAGATGGCTATCAATACCTCTCAGATCCGCGACCTACTCCGGCCGGGCCTCCGTGAAGTGACGGGCGAATACCCGAACATCCCTACGCAATACAAGCGTGTGTTTAAGACCACCAACTCGACGATGCAGATCGAGCGCACTGCCCACGTAGCCTACATGGGCCTCGCGCAGATGAAGCAGGAAGGCGGCGCCACCGGCTTCGACAACGCAGCCGGCCAGCGCTGGGTCTACAACGCGGAGACCTATGAGGTCGGGTTGGCCTACGCGATGACCCGCAAAGCCATTCGTGATGACCTCTATAAGACCGAGTTCAAGCCCACTGCTTTAGGGCTTGGAAAAGCGTTCAAGGAGTTCTGGGAGATCAACTCCTTCAACGTCTTCAACAACGGCACCACCTACGACGCGACCATCGTCGGTGACGGCAAGGCGCTATTTGCCACCGACCATCCTGTCGACGGCGCCACCTGGGCCAATCGGTTTACCACCGACTTGTCCCTGAACGAATCCGCGCTCATGCAGGCCATCAAGAACATCCGGACCAACTGGGTCGACGAGCGCAACCTGAAGATCATGGGCCGCGCCAAGCGCAACGGCCTGATGGTCCCGGTGAACCTGATGGACGTTGCCGAGCGCATCACCAAGACCGAATTGCGCCCCGGCACCGCCGACAACGACATCAACGCGGACCGAACGGTCGAGGGTGGCATCACCGACTACATGGTGTGCGACTACCTGACGAGCAACTTCGCGTGGTTCGTTTTGACCCAAAACGAGGAGGGACTGAAGTTCTTCGAGCGTGACCCGTACGAGACGGATATGTGGGTCGACCAGACCACGCATAACCTGATTGTATCAGCATATCAACGCGCGCAGCCAATTTATACGGACCCAAGAGCTGGGTACGGAAGCTTCCCTAGTGCGTAGTTGATCTCTCTGATTGCCAATCATTTGAAAGTGTGGGATAGTGCGCTGTCCCACACCTCTTCAGGGAGATTGGCAATGTCTGTGAAATCAACGGATCTGACAGCGAAGCGCGTGCGTGAAATCCTGGATTATGACCCCGTGACCGGCACTCTAGACTGGCGCAACCCAACTGATCGTACACCACGGGAAGGTGGCAAGGCTGGCGCTTTGGCGCGCGCGGGCAGCAAATATCAGTATCGCCGCTTCATCCAGATTGATTATAAGCGCTATCCAGCTCACCGCATTGTCTGGCTTCACCATCACGGCGAATGGCCTAATGGCTATGTCGTTCCCAAGAACGGCGACTACGATGATTTGAGGATGGACAATCTGTCCATCATGAATGCTTCTGAAGCGGCTCGCCGTGGTGGACCACGCCGAGGCAACACCAGCGGATATCGCGGCGTAACCTGGGTGGAGCAGCGCCAGCAATGGCTGGCATACCTGACGCATAATTATAAACGAGTCCACGTGGGCTACTACAAGACGAAGGAAGAAGCTGTAGCGGCTAGAGATGCCGCCGCAGCCAATCTCGATGCACTGCCAGTTCTAGACAAGGCTGAGCGTGAGGCTCGCGCGGCTCTTATGACGAGGGACGCCAGGCTCCGAGTGCTGTGGCGCAAAGTTCAGCGACAAACGTACGGAGTCACAAAGTGGGCCTCCTTTGAGGACTTCGCTGCAACCTTGGGTGAGCTTCCGGCTGCCAACGAGAAGAAACTAGTTCTAGTGCCGACCCGCCCAGATGAAACGATCGGACCTGGGAACTTCCAGTGGCAGACGCAGGAAAGCGCCTGGAATTACGGCACGCGCGAAGGCAAGCGCGCCTATGCCCAGGCACATCGTGACAACAACCGCAACTCTTACCGTGACAAGGAACTACGCAAGAACTTCGGTATCAGTCTGATAGAATATGAAGAGCGATTGGCCGCGCAAGGTGGTGTTTGCGCCATATGCAAGCGTCCAGAGCGCGATACGCACTTCGGCAAGCTCCGATGGCTGTCAGTCGATCACTGCCATACAGGTGGCGGCATTCGTGGCCTACTGTGCGGCGCCTGCAACAAGGCTATAGGTCTTTTCGTGGACGACCCCAAA